CTATCGCTCCGTAATACATCAGCGGTAAGATCAAGCAACCAAGACCCAACCACAGAACCACGACGCCATAACTCAGCAACCTCAGCACAGTCAATGTCGTAGCAATAATCGGCAGGGTTGTCCATTGGGGCAACTTCTGCGTCTCCTGCTTTGACATATTGTGCTCCTGCATTTGCTTCGTGAAGAATGTTGAAACCTTCGGCATATGCTTGCATGATGCCATACTCAACACCATTGTGAACCATCTTCACGAAGTGACCTGCACCTGGTCCTCCACAATGCAACCAACCATACTCAGCACTTGTTGCCCTTGTTGTTGGATCAGTTCTTGGTGCTGCACCAATCCCTGGGGCGAGTGCCCTAAAGATAGGAGCGCAGACGGATACTGCATGATTTGCACCACCAACCATAAGACAGTATCCACGCTCCAGACCGTAAACACCACCACTAGTACCGCAGTCAATATACGCGATGCCAAGTTTAGATAACCGTTCTGCCCTGCGTCGAGAGTCCTTAAAATTGCTATTGCCATGATCAATAATAATATCGCCTTCCACACAAAATGATAGTAACTCATTTAAAGTATCCTCTACGGTTTCTGCGGGTACGACCATCATAAAGATGCCTGGTACTTTACCAGTAAGTTCTGATCCACTGTGAACTACTTGAACAAGGCCTTCCAGAGAAGTGGTACATCCACTGATATAACCCTTTTCAAATTGTTCTTCTGCTTTTTTATAATTGTTACGATACCCATGAACTTCGATACCTGCTTTGATCATACGACGAGACATGCCCTCGCCCATTCTGCCTAATCCAATTAATCCTACCTTCATCCTTTAACCTCGTTTTGAAAATACTCTGGAAGTGGACACCCTTTGAAATCGTTTATCTCATCGACTGCTAAGACAAACATTGTAGCAAATCCCACGCAAAATGCAAATAGCATTTGCGGAAAGTTATAGTTTCCCATATAAGCAGTAGGATCTGGTTCATCATCGTGAGGATGAAGATGCCTTGCTACTTCGTCTACTCTCTTCTTCTTTTCCTTATCATCACCATTGTTGTTCATCTTCATCTGGTTCATAAAATGGACATGGTTCCTCGAAGAGATGTGCCATCCGTAATTGATAGATGCGTTCCCTAAGAGATTTATAAAACTCCCGTTTTTCGTCGTCTGTCATTTACTTTTGAATAGGTCTTCTACTTGTTTCCGAGCAGTACTCATTTTATTTTTTTCACGGTCAATATGTTTATATCCATATTTGCCATGATAAATGAAGTGACCTTGAACAATCATCGTAATCCCAAAAAGGAATAAAGCAATTGTTCCAATCAACTCTGCAGTGTGATTTTCAGCCATGGAAAAATTGGATCGATTACTCCAATGAGTCGAAGAAGACCCTCAGCAAAAAGTGCAAGAACAACCCAACCAACACACATTGAGATAATTGAAGCATTACGATTGTGTTTGCGTATTGCTGCATCGATCATCTCCTGACACTCTTCACGAGTAACATAGTGTTCTGGTTTCAGTTCAGTCATCCTGTGAGACATTTGGTAAATTGTCCATAGGGTCAGGTAGTCCCCCAATTATAGCACATGCTCGTTTGTAAAAAAAATTTTCTGTGTTACCAGACTCTTCTAATGATGTTTTGATCCTCACCCAATTCTCGTAGGTGTGTTGATCCATTTTTAGTACCTATAGATGCGTTTACTAACATCATATTAGTGACTATTTAGATTTTGTCTATTAAAAAATGCTTAAGATGTTCGCTAAGCAACACATACATTAAGCAAATATTAACGAATTTCGAAATTTAGTTTACGAATCTTTCGTTTTTTTCTAGATTCTTGCCATTCGATATCAGCAGAAGAAAGTGTTTGCTCCTTCTTTTTATCGTAATCGTTTCTAATTATAACAACCTTTGAAAGGTCATTAGCAGAGATCTGGTCTCCTTTTACTGTGGTCATGTTAGGGCATCCACAACACTTTGTCTTCGATGGATGAGTAACTAATTCTTTACCACATTCTTTGCATCTTACTGTTAACATTGGTCTGTACCATATTCGATTGTCAAAATCAAATTTTATAATGGGCGAAGAGGGATTCGAACCCCCGACAACCTCGGTGTAAACGAGACACTCTACCACTGAGTTATTCGCCCCAACTCCCCCACCAGGATTCGAACCTGGGACCAATCGATTAACAGTCGATGGCTCTACCGCTGAGCTACAGAGGATTAAGGTTTTTTGTCAAGTAAATACTCAACAGTATTTGCTACATCGTTCATAGCATCTCTGAGCATTGGTTGCTGTCCTGAATGTTGTTCGGTGTGAACTTCACCGTTTCTCCATTCTTCAACTAGCGTCCAACGCCACTGACTCATACTCTTAGAATACCAGAGATTTATTTTCATTGTGTTGTATGAAACAACAAGCGGAATATCGGATTCGAACCGACGACATCTAACTTGGAAGGATAGCGTTCTACCACTGAACTAATTCCGCATCAACCTATAATATCATAGGTTATAATAAATGTCAAGTGCTATATGAAAACTCTTTCCATTCATCAATGTTTGAATGTTCAAGATCCATGAGAACCTTACTGACTGGTGCCATTGGTTTTCTCTGGAGTTTCATGTTTGTCTGTTCTAAAAGTTTATCACTCTTCTTGACATTACAAGATGAACAGGCAACCACTAGATTCTCCCAGGTATCTTGTCCTCCTTTGGACTTTGGGATTACATGATCAATCGTAAGACTTTTAGTTGATCCGCAATATTGACATTTGTTCTTGTCTCTTTTATATATGAGATTACGAGTTGGATACATATCGTTCATCCGCCGAAACGGTATAATAACATAATTGACTAATCGTATAACTCGTTTAGAAATAACTTTTGCTTTTTCTTTGAACAGAAGAATTACTGCTCGTTTCCAATTTGTAAAATGTAAAGGTTCGTATGAACTGTTTAGAACCAGAATGGTGGAATGCGACTGAATGGATTCCATGTGATTCTGCAACTGAAAATTATTTAGAAAAGCGACTCAGGTAGGACTCGAACCTACGACCGACTGCTTAGAAGGCAGTTGCTCTATCCAACTGAGCTACTGAGTCGTGTGCTCAACAGGATTAATTATACTACCTTTATGCTCTGGTGTCAAGGGCAGGTTCAATAGAAGGTAAGTTGTTGTCCCTACTATCAAACCAAAAAATAACCTGCAAATCAGTCCGTCACGATCAAACTGTACCATTCTTCACTCATCCCCTCAATGATCTTTTCAGCACCTTCTCTGCTCTTTGTATAACCCTCTGAGAGGAGGTGCTCAATAACCCTCTCATAGTATGCTGTTGCTTCTTGAATCTCTCTAGGTGTGGGTTTCATTTTCCTTCTTTCTTTTCTTTATTTAGACCTTCTCCTCCTTTTCTCTTTCCAGTATTATCAACTGGATGCAACTTATTTCCAATCTTGACAGAGTATTGCGTTTTTCTATCCTTTCCCAGTTTTCCAAATCCCGATTTTTGATATATTCTTGCTCTAGTATTAGTTTCCTTTATCTTCCCCTTTTGAATTCTGTAATTTTTCATAGGGGTATTTGAGACTACATGTCCTGAAGGAATTCTATGATGTACATGTTTATGATAGACATGTTTTGCATCTCTTGCAATTTGTCTTTTCTTTTTATCATCAATTTCATCGCCATGATTATGTTTCCAACTTACATAATGATTTGGTTTCTTATCATGCATCTTAGAATCTGGTTTATTATCCTTATCTACGCCATCCGCATGAATTACTTTATAAGTTATACCAGATTTTTTATGGTGAATGTGTGTTTGATAATTACTAGGTTTTTTGATTGTCACATCATCATGCTTTGAATCTGCATCAAAGTTATTACGGGAATCGTACTTTTGTCCCTTTCTTTTAGTAGATTCTTTTATGAATTCCTTAAAGGTTTTCATTACCTATTTCTTCTTTTCCTTATTTATGATGTTCTCTGAATATATGCTAATGCCAGGAAAGGCGGCAGGTTTGCATTTGTTGCAGAGGAACCTTCAGTTGAATTACTCACAGTAATACCAGTGGTATTATTGTTGATGTTACTTATAGTGCTACCACTGTTACCACCTGGAACATTAGGACCTCCATCATCATCAGTTCCTCCACCAGTTTGAGTGTGTGCATGACCGTCATCATTGACAGTTGCAGTATGGGTGTGTGATACAAGAGTAGCATTAGCACTACCACCTGTTTGACTAACAGAAATTCCTGGATATGTACCATCACTACCATCATTGGTAGCACCAAGAACAAATTTATTCCTTAAATCTGGTGTTCCATTACTTCCATCACACAATGACCAACCAGTTGGAATTGCACTGATCGCCCCAGACCACATGATAATTCCACCAAGTGGAAAAGTACCATTACCAATTAAACCATCAGAGACAGCAAGTTCTTGAATTTGCTGAGCATTTGAATTTACAATTAAAGGTCTACGATCTGCCATTATAATTTGAGTTTCCTTTTATTTATTTAGATTGATAAAATACTCCGCATCGATGATCACTAATGGTTTCTTTCCATTCTTTTTCATAATAACTATCGGTTCATAATTACCACAGTTTGCTTTTGCTTGATCATAAGCATCCCATACATTGAGTTTCTCTACATTTTTACACTCAACACTATATGGAAACTTTTCTCTCGCTGCTCTTGCCATGACTACATCTTCTCCACCAGCACCCATAGAACATGATTTAATATCCTCTGGATGTATATCAAATGTTTCAATCAGTTGTTTAACAACCCATTGTTGTAGTCTACGACCCTTTGCTTTCGCACTCTGTGTCTTCATCAAGTATTCAAAGTAGCTATATACTAGTTATCTATGAACCCTGACAGAGTTATTCTACACAAAAAAAGAAGGGTTGTCAACCCTCCTCAATGTTATATGCTTTGTAACCATCATAGTCTCCGAAGAGGAAGGCATCCGCTTTCGCTGCCTCCCTATACGCCCTCAGAGCGTCCTCACAGTCATCATAGGGAGAATCCTGC